GTAACGAGGGACTAAACGTGGTCATCGCACATTCTCAAACTAGATATCCGGAATGGCAGGAGAGAGGCGACAGTGCTTCAGCTCCAGTCGGAACTCATTTAGAGATTCCAGCGGATGCTGTGGAAGAAAAGAACGGTAGGTATAGATTGCCTAACGGAAACTATGTAGAGAAAACTGCATACTTCTACGTACTAGCATTGGTCGAAGGTGAACCTAGACCGGCAGTAATTGCTATGCGATCTTCTAATCTTACACCAGCAAGAGAGCTAAACAATCTGATCAAGAATCTTAGATTTACAGATGCAGATGGCTCTTTTAATCCGGCTGCGTACTCAGCAGTTTACAATTTAAAAACTGTGGGTAAGACAGCAGGTAGTAAAAGCTGGCATGTCTACAAACCATCAAGAGTAAAAAATCTTGATGTCAGTAATAAAGAGGATGCTGGACTGTATGAAATTGCACAACAACTTCAACAGACTGTATCTAAAGGTGCAGCAAAACCAAAATACGATGCGCCTAAGACTACTGGAGACATAGTATAACAGAGTTCCCTAAAGGAACACTTGCAAGAAGGGCGCTGAAGCTAGCGTGGAAGCGCCCTGAATTAAAACATATGAAAGAATTTGAAAAATATTTTAGTGGATTAAAAAGAGACTTTGGTTTCTGTAATGTTAAGAATGGATATCATGATCCTAAAACAAACAAACTTAAGTTTGATCCAGGTGATTATGGTTGGGCTAAAAGACCTATCACAGATAAAGATTATGAAGATCATTTAAGAGGACAGAAATCTATTGGACTACAAGCGTGTGATGATGAAAGTATGGCTAGCTTTGGTGCAATTGATGTTGATCCTGATGACTACGAAAAATTTGATTTACAAAAATATTTAAAAGTTATTGATAAAAAAAATTTACCTGTGATTCCTATCGAATCTAAAAGTGGTGGACTTCACATCTATGTATTTACAAAAGAAAAAGTACCGGCATCTTTAATTAGAGAATTTTTATCTAATCTATTATTTTTATTTGGTTTACCAGCAAAGACAGAAATATTTCCTAAACAAACTGCTCTTGGTAAAAATCAAAATGGAGAAAGAACTACGGGTAGTTTTATTAACCTTCCATATTTTAATGGTAGTGAAAGAAGAGCATACAGACCTGATGGAAGTAAAATGGATTTAGATTATTTTTTAAAAGTTATTGAGGCTAACCTACAAACAAAAGAAAGTTTACAAGAAGTTAGTAACAAAAAAATAAAAGAAGTATTGACCGGTGGACCTGAAGAGTTTGCTGATGGTCCTCCATGTCTACAGATGATCTGCAAAGAGATACAGGAATCAGGGACCAAACTAAAAGATGAGAGAGATAGATTTTTATATAACTACATGGTGTTTGCTAAAAAAAAATTTAGTGAGAACTGGGAAAAGAAAGTATTGGAAGCAGCTAGAAATTATATCTTGTATGATGAGATATGGGGTGATGGTAAAGTAGAAGAAAAAATTAAATATTGGAAAAAAGATACAGCAGGTTTTAAATGTAATGATTTACCTATATCATCATACTGTGCGAGGGGCACATGTCTAAAAAGAAAATTTGGTATTGGTGGTCACTTTGATTCGCAGTGGCCATCAGTATCAGGTTTAATTAGAATTATGTACAAACCTGATCACGAATATTTTTTTAACGTAGAGGTAGCTGCAGATAAAATTGTGCAAGTACATGCACGTAGTATTAAACAGTTTAACGAGATGAAACAAATGCGTAGTCTTATTGCAGATCATACAACAACGTATCCACCAAGTATAAAAGAAAAAGAATATCAAAATATATTAAACGGATTGTGGGCAACTATGGAAACAATTCAACCACCTGCGGGCACAAACCCAGTAGATATGCTGAAGAAAGAATTATTTGTATATGTGAACGGACCTAAAGCTAGCTCGTATGCAGCATTTAAAAGTGGATCTGTGTTACACGAAGATCAACATTTTTACTTTGTGTACGATAAGTTTTATGATGAATTAAAACGTGGAGACTGGAATCAAGAACGAGCGCGAACAGCTACAATGGTTAAACAATATTTTAAAGGTGAGTTTGATTGTCAAAAAAGATTTCCAAAAGGTGATAACGAAGAATCATTTCCACCACTAAGAGTTTTAAAACTTCCAAAAGAAGGGTTAGAAAAAGAAGAGATACCAGAAGAAATAATAGAAATAGAAGATAAGGAGAATATAGTATGACGCAAAAAGTCCCAAGTGTATTTGTATCTTTACCTGCGTATGATACAATGCAAGTGCCAACATGTTTATCGCTCGTAAAATTATTTAATAAATTTACACTAGCAAAAATAAAAGCAGAGATAGGTACATTTAAATGTCCTTACGTAAGCTATGGAAGAAATGTATTAACCGCATTATTTTTAGAATCAGGTTTTGACTATCAATTATTTGTAGATGCTGATTTAGAATTTGAACCTGATGTGGTAGGTCGAATGATATTAGCTAAGAAAGATGCTATTTGTGTGCCCTATAGAAAAAAAACACAAGACCAAGTATTAAAATTTTCTATAGAGTTTAACGATCCAACTAACATTGAAGTGGATGAAAAAGGAATTGTAGAATTAAAAATGGGACCTGCAGGTCTAACATTAATTCATAGAAGTGTGTATGAAAAACTAATTAAAGATAACCCTGGTCTTAAAATAAAACAAAAAGAAATAATATCTGAAAAAGCAAATTCATATTTTTATAATTTTTGGGACACTAGTTTTGGTAAAGATGGAACATGGTGGGGAGAAGATGTTAATTTTTGTAATTTAATTAAAAAATCAGGTTTTAAATTTTATGGAGTAATTGATGGACAAACAACACATCATGGATCATTTGGCTGGACTGGATCACTCAAAGATGGGTTTAAGAAAGCCAATGGAAAAGATCAATAAAATCTATGGGCCACCGGGCACCGGTAAAACATTTAGATTAATTAGACGTGTAAAAGCGTACGAACGTATTGGTGTGCCTTTACATAAGATAGGTTACTTTGCATTTACTAGAAAAGCTGCAGAGGAGGCACGTAAAAGAATTGATGTATCTGAAAAAGAAGTGCCATACTTTCAGACAATACACGCATTCTGTTATCACTTACTTGGATTAAATGAGGAAGACATCATGCAGCCATATCATTATGAAGACCTTGGTAAAAAATTAAATATAAGAGTTTCATTTTCAGATAAATATAACGAAGAGGAAACACATTTTTTAACTTGCAATAACCCATACTTTCAAATGATACAAAGGTCGATAAACAAAGACATAACAATTAGACAAGAGTTTGATTTAAATGAACATGATAAAAAACAAGTTAATGACTTTGATACACTCAATCACATTTATAAAAATCTTCAGGTATACAAAGAAAAAAATAATCTTTTTGATTTTAACGATATTGTAAAAGCAGTATTAAACTCTGACAAGATACCTGTATTTAAAGCTATATTTATTGATGAGGCACAAGACTTATCACCATTACAGTGGCAACTGTATGATAAACTAAAATATCATTGTGAACAAATGTATCTAGCTGGTGATGATGACCAAGCTATCTATGCGTGGGCCGGGGCTGATGTAAATCGATTTGTAAAAGAACCTGCGAGAGAGATTGTATTAAGACAATCAAGACGTATATCAAAAGCTGTACAAGAAGAATCAACAAGACCTATTAATAATATTATTGGAATTAGAAAACTTAAAAAATATTATCCAAGAGACTATGAAGGTGAGTCACATTACATATCTGATCTCAATCAGGTTGATCTTACACAAGGTAAGTGGTTGATACTTACAAGAACCAAAAGCAATCTGTTAGATATCATGAAAGATCTAAAACGTAAAAATTTTTATTATCAAAGTAACAAAGGTAAAAGTTTTAGAGTTGGTATGTACGAAGCTGCAGTAGCATACACTAAATGGACCATGGGTGAAATATTAGATGAAAAAGAAATAAGTGCAGTAAAAGAATTTATACCTACAGGTAATTGGGACGATAAAATTCCATGGTATGACAAGTTCATAGCAGATCAAAAAGAAATTTTATATTTAAGAAACTTAATTGCATCGAAAGAAAATTTAAAAGATAAAGCAAGAATATGGTTATCAACTATTCATGCAATAAAAGGTGGTGAAGAAGATAATGTAATTTTATCTTTGCATCAAGGGCGTACCGTACAACAAGGAATTAAATCAAGTGTTGACAAACAAGATGAAGAGCATAGAGTGTGGTATGTTGGAGTTACGAGAGCAAGAAATAATCTATACAAACTGAGAGCAAAAAAGAAATTAAGGGAGTATCAACTATGACAGATAAAAATATATTGGACGAAGCGTTTCCACAATATACTCAGGTCGGCGGGAATCACTACACTAAGTTTCCTATTCAACCCTACGAGTTTATTTCTAAAAACGATTTATCGTTCTTTCAAGGAAACGTTGTAAAATACGTTTGCCGCTATCAACGTAAAGGCGGTGCAGAAGACATTAAAAAGATAATACATTATTGTCAGTTAGAATTAAAAAAAATGAGAGACATGAAGAATAAATGATATTGCCTCAAACAGAATGGGTTCAACCTACAGAGTATCCTGATCTTAGATCTTACGATGAGATTGCAATTGACTTGGAAACAAGAGATCCAGATTTAAAATCAAAAGGGTCAGGTGCAGTTATAGATAATGGTGAGGTTGTTGGTATAGCTGTGGCTACATACAATGACAAATGGTATTTTCCCATAGCTCATCAAGAGGGACCAAACATGAATAGAGATAAAACTCTAGAATGGTTTAAAGATATTCTTGAATGTTCAGCCACAAAGATATTTCATAATGCCATGTATGACGTATGTTGGATACGTAATTTAGGTTTAAATATCAACGGTTTAATAGTAGATACGATGATTGCATGTTCACTATTAGACGAAAATAGATTTTCATACACATTAAATACTTTGTCCTGGCATTTTTTAAACGAAGGTAAAAATGAAAGAGCACTAAATGAAGCTGCTAAGTCAAGAGGACTAGATGCAAAAGCTGACATGTGGAGGTTACCTGCGCATGAAGTTGGAGCTTATGCTGAAAAAGATGCTGAGTTAACTTTTAAACTTTGGCAGCATGTAAAAAAATTAATAATAGAAAATGATCTTGAAGAAATTTTTAATCTTGAAACGGATCTTTTTCCTTGTCTCGTTGATATGCGTTTCTTAGGCGTTCGCGTAGATACTCAAAGAGCTTACGACTTGCGTAAGGAATTGATTGGACAAGAGCAACT